AAAAGTTTCCACATTCCGGTTTTCCATTTCGTCTTGATTTGAAAGAAGGAAAAGACAACCGAATTTGTTGGTTTGAATGTAAAGTTCATGTGGATAAATTTATTCAAAAACATAAACTTAAAAAGAAAGATTATACTTTAACTATTTCGAAAGAGGTATAGATGCAAGAATTTGAATGGATTGACGATTGTTTTCGAGTAGAAGAACAGAAGTGGGGAACTTGGAGGTCTTATGACACAGAAGGAAATGGAGTCATTACTTCTCTTCACAGGGAAGAATGTATCGCAGCTACTCGTTGGTATTTAAAAAATAAACAGGAAGGTTTTGTTGAAAATGATGTTAAATATGAGGGGGTTGTAGGAGGAAAACTCTGATGTACGTTCCACAGGTTAACGATTATGTAATCTGGAATGATGGAAAAAGTGTAGAGGGTTGGGTCTATTTTAAAGACGATGAGTATGTAACAATTGAAGTTTGCGTAAGACCTAAAGATTGTATAAATTATGAAGCTTGCAACTTACATCGTAATGAAAGACTTCTTGTATTATGTTATAAAAACCGATGGAAGGAATTAGTGTATGTCAGATCAAGAGAATCAGTATATGAAGAAACAGAAAACTGTATGGCGATGGTGGGCTAAAGCACTTGGAGAAAAAGCATCTAAATGTGACCGAGAATCTGATACTGTTGCTCGCATACGCACCTTTATTTTTATTACTTACTTAGTCACTAACTGTTTTATTGTGGCCGGGGTAATCCGACACTGGAATGATACTTCTCCAGTCATTCATATTGAAATTAAACCGGAAGATGGATCACAACTCCCAGAAGTCTAATAGTACTATACCACTTATAATCGTTTTAGTCATTCTTTTTTTGCTTGACTTATCAATTATAGGTGGTATACTATATAAGGGACATGCAAATTTTATCGAATTATTTAAACATTTAAACCATGGCTAAAAGAACTTACACAATTCAAAAAAAAGATCCAACACACAATCAAGTATGGGAATGGAATGAAACTCCAGAACTTATTCAACTCCTTAAAGAACTACACACAAACAAGCCCACACCCAGCATTGGACCCAACAACTCCCTGGTATGATTGGTTGTGTTATTGCGAAATCTGCGAAAGTTTAGGTCCCCTCCCAGGTCAACCTTCTCTTCGCAGATTTATGTCATATAGGAGATACTTAAAAGAAGTAGGTGTATTATGATTACAACAAATTGGTTCCAGAGAAAATGGGGATTTGAAGATACTGTTTTGATCGATGAGCTTTATTCCCGAATCGTTGATTTGGAACAAAGAGTTAGAGTTCTTGAAGAAGAAAATGTAAGTACTACTAACGAATTGTATCGCATGGAGAATTCTTTGGATGCTCGTATAGATATTATTGCAGAACGTTGTGGAATTAGTTACGATGTATGAACTTGATGACTTTGAAAAAGCCCTCGCTCATTTTGGTACACGGGTGGATATCATTATTGCTCTTGAAATGGGTGGAAAAATTGATGGCATATCTGCCTATAAAGAAATCAAAGCAGAACTTAAAGAACTTAAACGAGCAAAGAAACAATACGGTAAGGATATGTAATAAATGTGGTGAAACCAAACCACTAACTTTAGATTATTATCAACCCGTAAAATCCTTTAAATATAATTTCAGTCATTATTGCAATGACTGCAATAAACCAAAACCTAAAGAATAATATTTTTAAAGACCCCCCTAACACATTGACTTATAAATATTCTAAACGCAGGTAATAGTTTGGTATACTTATGGCTACATTGACATCCAGTGGAATAAGATTTGCAAGTACTCCAGTAGTAGATGAATTAAATTCAAAGAGAGGAATTTTTCCTACTGGCACTGCTTGGGTTTTTTATCAAGGTTCTGCTCCTACTGGGTGGACTAAAGATACAAGTCTAACAATTAATGATAAAGCACTTAGAGTTGTAAGTGGAACTGGTGGTGTTTATGGGGGAACAAATGGTTTTTCTGTAATTATGAATGGATTTAATGTTGGTGGTGGATCACTAACAAGTTCAAATGCTACAGGAGGAACTCAATTATCACTTCCGCAAATTGCTTCTCACGACCATCCGAATAGTGGTACTGGGTTGAATGCAGTTCCAACATTAAACAATCCGGATGGAGCCTTTACTGGATGGAATGGTGGTGATGTAGCTAGAAGTTCTGGTTGGACTCGAACTTCTCCTGGGTTTGGGGATGCTGGAACTGCACCAGTTGGTGATAATCACATACACCCTTTTAGTGGAACTGCACCAGTTCCCACTCAAAACGTATCTATGCAACCTACTTACATGGATGTTATCGTCTGTACTTTCGATGGATAAATACTTTAAATAACATCTGTAGTTTACATCATATAAAATGGCTAAATTAACAGCGTCGGGAATAGTTTTCAGTGATTCTACAATTTTAAATTCGAAATACGGAATTGTTCCACAAAACTCAGTATCAATATTTTATCAAGCCTCTGCTCCTACTGGCTGGACTAAAGATACAACTCATAATGACAAAACACTCAGAGTAGTTAATGGAACCGGAGGAGTTTCTGGAGGAACTCAACCATTTACTACTGTGTTTCCCAACTCTGTTAGAACATTTTCATCTCCAAATATTCCTGTGACAGGAACTGTGGGTAACACTACACTGACAACTGCTCAGTTACCAAGTCACACACACCCTAATGGTGGTTCTGTTGGATTAACTCCAGGTGGAGGTGATGTTGCTTTTGGAGCTGGATGGACTAGAACTTCCCCACTTACTGGTAGTGGACCTGCTCTTGGGGGTGGATCTCATGCACATCCTTGGTCTGGTACAGCCCAATGGTTTCTAGATGTGGATCTTAGAATTCAATATATAGATGTTATTCTTTGTAGTTTTGCTTAATTTGTGGTAGAATATGTAAAAATATTTTTGATTATATGAAAAAAAACGAATCTGGTAATTTTTGTCCTCTTATTAAAAAAGATTGTGTAGAACATAAGTGTTCATGGTATACACATGTAAGAGGTATGAATCCAAATACAGGACAAGATGTAGATCATTGGTCGTGTGCTGTAACTTGGATGCCCATGTTAACAATTGAAAATTCTCAACAACAAAGGCAAACTGGTTCCGCTGTGGAGTCATTTAGAAATGAAGTCGTTAAATCCAATGATGAGAATAGACAACTATATATTGATATGATTCAACAAAATGGTATATTGCCAGTAAATATAACTTCTTTGACTAGTACACATACCTTACCCGAAAATTCAGGAGAATAAATCATGAGATTAACGATCATTCCATCAGACGGTTCCGTTTATATGGATGGATCTGGGTACACCAACATAGATCTAACTTGGATTCCTAAAATTGATGGAAAAAAAGTTCATGCAGTTCAATGGTTCGATGGTGAAGGTGAAATTGAGTTTGTTGGTCCTGATCAAAATTTAAAAATTAATGAATTGGGTGCATTTGAAAAAGCAGTTGATTTGTGGAATGAAAGAAAAGAAGAGGAAGATATTCTTCGTCAACAACAATTAGAAGATGAGGAAAGACGTAGAAAACAAGAAGAAGAACGTGTAAAATCTCAGTTTCTTTCCTTTGATGAGGATGAACTTGGATTGGATATTGATAATTTTGATGATCTTGTTGATGGGATCCCAAAAGCATATATTCCTCCTACATCAACACATATGCCTCCTGTAGAGCCTTTAATGTCAACGGAGAAAGTTGAAGAAGATGAGGAAGATGAAGATCTATTCTACGATATTGAAGAACTTTTAAAAGAAATTTGAGTTTATATTGTTAAATGAATAAAAAATTAATTGAAAACAATTATATTGTGTTGCCAAATTTTATTTCAAAAGATAGAGCTATTAATCTTTCTTTTGAATTTTTAAATCATTGCAAAGAAAACAATTTATTGGGAGACAGTCAAGCGCCAAATTCATACTCCCATTATAATTACATTTCATTTCTGGAGTTACTTTGTGAAAAAACTCCAGAAATTTCTTCTGCAATTGAAGAAACTGTTTTACCTACTTATACTTATGCCAGAGTATATAAAAACAAAAGTGAATTATTGCGTCATACCGACAGAGATGCTTGTGAAATATCTTTAACTTTACATTTGCACGGAGATTCTACTTGGCCCATATGGATTGAAACTCCATCTGGAGAACAACGTTCCGTTGATTTGAATCCAGGTGATGCTATGATCTACTTGGGAAAAACTGCTCCTCATTGGAGAGATCTTTATGATGGTGAATATTATACCCAAGTATTTTTGCATTATGTGAGAAGTCGTGGAGATTGTTCTTATTCATATTTTGATAAAGTTAATGAAACTACCAAACCAACTGTTGAAGAACCAGTTATTGAGAAAAAGATAGAAACAAAATCAACCTCACCCAAAAGTAAAAAATCTTTAGAAGATTATATTTTTACACTAGATAATATTGTTCCAAAAGAATTATGCGATAGAATTATAAAGGAATATCGTGAATGTAGTTTTTGGACTCCAACTAGCGTGGGGAATGGAAATGTAGATGATCAAATTAGAAACTGCGATGTCATTAATATTTCTGAAGATACAGTACTTCAGAAAAATTTTGATGTAAGAAAGAAAATAGATGAAGATTTTTATATCTGCGCTTCAAGAGCAATAAATGAGTATAGGAAATTATTTCCCGAAGTTGCATCAGATATTGATACTGGATATGGATTACTAAGATATAAAAAGGATCAGTTTTATATTCAACACACCGATTCATTTCAACAACAACAGAGATCAGTAAGTTGTTCTTTTCTTTTGAATGATGATTATGAAGGTGGGGAGTTTGCATTTTTTGATAGAGAAATTGTCATAAGTGGATCAAGGGGATCTATTGTAATGTTTCCTTCTAATTTTATGTTCCCTCATGAAATTATGCCTGTAACATCTGGAACTAGATATTCAATCATTACCTGGTATGTCTAATAAACTTGAAGGAATTCCGAGTATTTACTATCTAAATTTAGACTCCGAATTAGATAGAAGAAAATATATGGAAAGACAATTCGAAAAGTGGAATCTCACTAATATAAGAAGGTTTTCTGGATCACAATACTTGGCAGAAAATTATGAAGATTGGAAAAGTATTTTACATTTTCCTCATAAAATTACGGGAAAAAATCACCAATTAACGGCTTCCATTACACTTTCTACTCTTGAAATGATTCGACATTGGTTAGAAACTACCAATGAAAAACATTTAATTTTAATGGAGGATGATTATGATTTAGACTTAATTGAACACTGGCACTTCGATTGGGAATATTTAATGAACAATATCCCATATGATTGGGACTGCATTCAGTTGGGATATGAGTCATCTCTTTTCGTTAGATTTTTTCTTCATCCTAAAGATGAAACAAGTGCATATGGACCAATTCTAATTAATAGACACTTTGCTCAAAAGTTAATTAATTTACATTATGTAAAAGAAAAGTACATGTTAATTAGAAAATACGGAGGTTATCCATACAATACTGGTTACCGAGTTGTTTCATTAGATAGTTTCATTTGTTTTTTGGGGAAGACATATCAACTTCCTTTAATAACTCAAAATCCACATTTAGATAAAGTACCAAAGAAACATCATTTTCTTTGCAGAGATATGTATTATGATTGGTGGCAGAACAAAAGAGATAATTTTTCTTTGGAAGATTTTTTTTCTTATGGAAAGAATAATGATTATGAAATGACTATAAAAGTAAATTCTCAATGATAATTAATTCTAAATTAGAAACTCTTCCCCCAATATACTACTTTAATTTAGATCAAAGAACAGATCGTAGAGAATACTTAGAAAAACAGTTCTCTGAGTATGGAATAACAAATTACTATAGAATTAATTCTTCTAGATATTCAGTAGATAATTATAAAGAATGGAAATCTAAAGTAGTAATTGATAAACTTAGAACACAAGTTTGGTTTCTTGCTACTTTAATTGACAGAATGCATGGCATAATTGACTGGTATAATTCCAATGTCTCCGAAACTTGTTTAGTAATTGAGGATGATTTTTCTCTAGAACCAGTTGAATATTGGAATTTTGATTGGAAAACTTTTGTTAGTAATTTGCCTTGTAATTGGGAATGTATTCAACTTCATATCATTGGAGAAAAATTTGTTAGGATGAACCTGTCCAATTGGACTAGAAATAATCATTCTACTGGTTGCATACTTATTAATAGATCATATGCACAAAAACTAATTAAACTTCATTACATAGATAATCAATTTAAATTATATTCTAATTATGGATATAACAAAAATTGGCCAGAATATCATTATCAATCTGTAGATTTTGTTTTATATCAGATAGGAGTAACATACTCCATTCCAATCTTTACTACTAACTATAATTTCATAAGTGATGGATTCAGGAATGGAAATATAAATCATATGTCTAAAAATTGTGATATTCTGGTTTTGGATTGGTGGAAAAATAGATCTCCAAATTATACTTTAGATGATATTTTTTATCTAAATTCACTTAGAAGAAAAGAATTAACTATAGAAGTAAATCATGAATTTGAAAGATAAATTACGAGGTTTTCCTCCTATTATTTTAGCAACAATTGACGAGAGAAAAGATAGACATGAATATACTGAAGCTCAGTATGATTATTGGGGCATAAAAAACTATACAAAAGTTTCCGGATCTAAGTACCAACTTGCAACATATGAAGAGTGGAAAGATCTAGTTATTTTAAATCCATTTGATGAGGATTATCGAAGAAAAAATCATCACATTGCAGAAATTTCCATAACTCTTGCTCATCTAATTAATATCAAAGATTGGTTAGAAAAAACTAATGATCCGTATGTCGTCATAATGGAGGATGACTATGACCTTAGTTTTATCGAACACTGGCACTTCGATTGGGAATATTTGATGAACAATATCCCATATGATTGGGATTGTATTCAGATGAGTTTTGAGAATGAAGAGTGTGTTCCTTGTTTTCTACATCCAATTTTACCCAAACATGATAGTGGGGGTTCTTTAATTAATAGAAGATATGCGGAAAAAATTATAAATCTTCATTATAAAGACGGTAAATTCGATCTATCGCAAAAAATTTCTAATTATAAGTGGTCAAGTAAAGGAATTGCTACTTATGAGGGATTGGGGATGCCAAACTTCACTACAGATTATTTTCTTGGACATAACGGAAAGACCTATTGTTTACCTTTGTTTTCTGTAAATCAAGATCTCGGTAGTTGGGCTCAAGACATTTGTAGAAAAGAAGAAAGAACTGATTTGGAATTTTCTTACAAAGCTTGCCAAAAATGGTGGACAGAACTTAGAGATGAGTATACTTTAAAAGAATTCTTTACTTATGGTAAGCTAAATGATAGAATAATTACACCAGAAGAATTAGATAAATGAATTTAGGTAATAAACTAAAAGGTCTCCCACCTATTAGGTTACTAACTCTTGATGAACGACCGGATAGACAGAGATACGCTGAGATTCAATATGATTATTGGGAGATAAAAGATTATACTAAAGTATCCGGATCGAAATATCAATCTTCAACATACGAAGATTGGAAACATTTAGTTATTTTAAATTCACTTGATGATTACGAAAGAAAAAATAACCACCTTACGGACGTTAGTATTGCTCTTTCATATTTACTGACAATAAAGGATTGGTTAGAAACAACCAATGAAAAACATTTAATTTTAATGGAGGATGATTACGATCTATTTTTCATTGAATATTGGCATTTTGATTGGGAATATTTGATGAATAATATTCCGTATGATTGGGACTGTATTCAAATGAGTTTCGAAAATCCGAATGCAATTCCTTGTTTTTTGCATCCTATCTTGTCTGGTCATTGTGTTGGGGCTTCTTTAATCAATAGAAGATATGCAGAAAAATTAATGTCCATGCACTATAAAGATGGGAAATTTGATTTATCTCAAAAAATTGGTAATGATCAGTGGTCAATGACTCCCAATTTTACTGTAGATTATTTTCTTGGTCATAATGGAAAAACTTATTGTTTGCCTTTAATCTCTGTAAATCAAAACTTTGGTAGTTATGCTCAAAATATTTGCAGAAAAGAAGAAAGAACTGATCTAGAATTTTCTTACAAAGCCTGTAAAAAATGGTGGACAGAACTCAGAGATGAGTATAGTCTAGAAGATTTCTTTACCTATGGTAAACCAAATGATAGAATAATTACACCAGAGGAATTTGAAAATGTTTGAGTACGTTACTGAATTTGAGAATCAAATTGCAGAGTTTTTTGGAGCTCCTTATGCGGTAGCTACTGATTCGTGTACTCATGCTCTAGAACTTTGTTTGAGGCACACTCAAGAGGATTACATTACAATTCCCACAAGGACTTATGTTTCAGTTCCGATGACTTGCATGAAACTTAGGTTAGACTGGAGCTGGAGAGAAGAAGAGTGGAGTGATTATTATTACCTAGGATTCACAAATATCATTGATGCCGCTGTTCTGTGGGGAGAGAATACATATATTCCTGGCACATTCATGTGTTTAAGTTTTCAGTTTAAGAAACACTTAAATCTTGGAAGGGGTGGTGCAATCTTGTTGCAAAATAAAGAGGATTATGATACACTTAAAAAAATGTCTTATGATGGTCGTGATCTCAGTCGTCCATGGGCTGAACAAGATATAGATACCGTAGGGTATCATTACTACATGACTCCCGAGGTGGCCAAAATTGGTATTGATTTACTAAATGAGCGGAAAAAAACTCCCGGTAAAAAATGGAGCCATAAGGATTACCCTGATTTAACACAAATGTCGGTATTTAAATGATTAGTCATATAGAACCTAACTGGGACATTGAAGATTTTTATAATCTTGATTATATTTTATCTACCCATAAAGATGAAGATTTAGTGAATCAATATTTAAACTCTGGTCATAGTAGAGAAAAACTATCTATGTATAAGTACCAGTTGCCAAATCCTATGCCTGGGTGTGTTTATGACTATATCATCCCACAGTTTACTTTTTTGGATAAAGTAGCTGCTGCCGTTAATTACTTCAAACCTGGACAATACCTTCCTCTTCATACGGATTTGTATGGTAAGTATATCGAAATAAATGATATTACATCTGAAAATGTAATACGATGTATGGTTATGTTGGAAGATAATTCACCAGGACAAATCTTACAGATTAACGATGTCGCACATTGTACATGGAAATCCGGAGATTGTTTTTACTGGAATTATGATGAGATACATGCATTTTATAATTTCAGTATGAAAGATCGATATGCAATTCAAATTACTGGGATTTTAAAATGAAAAGTCAAAATGAATGGGGTAAATTAAAAAAAGTAATAGTCGGAGTTGCGGACTATGCAAGAGTTCCAGAAATAGATTTAAGTGTCCGTACAATTAACTATGCGGATAGGGAAGACGTTTCGGATGTTCCTGTTGGACTTTATCCTCAACAAGTTATAGACGAAGCAAATGAAGATCTAGAAACTTTTGTTAAGTTTTTACTAGGGGAAGGTGTAGAAGTTGTAAGACCGAAAAGAACTCCTACAGATTACTACAATTTTTGTCCAAGAGATGTAGTCTTCACCCATAAAGATTTGACTATTGTTACTCCGATGCCATTGGAGTGCAGAAAAGATGCATGGAAGCCTTTAATTGATCGTCTAGGCACTACTATTGTTGTTCCATGTAAATATCAAGAAGACCTCTACAATGAAGATTGTGTTGGGGATAAAGATACTCTTGCACTTACAGAAGTTACTCCTGCATTTGATGCAGCAAACGTCATTCGTGCAAATGATGATATTTTGTATCTTGTATCTAATAGTGGAAATGTTGCAGGAGCTAATTTGCTCCAAGAAATGCTTAAAGATCGTGCAAAAGTGCATCTTCTTCAGGGTGTTTATAGTTATATGCACATAGATACTACGATTGCATTTCTTCGTGAAGGATTGATGTTATTAAATCCAGAAAGAATTAAATCTGTAGATGTTCTTCCAGAACCTTTTAGAAATTGGGATGTAGTTTGGTGCCCAGAACCAGTAGATATTGGTTATTATCCAGGTTATAACCATTCTTCAGAATGGGTTAATATGAATCTTTTTAGTGTAAATCCAAATCTAGTTGCTTTGGAAGAACATCAAGAACCAACTAGAAAAGAACTAGAAAAACATGGTATAGAGTGTGCAATGCTTCCTATGAGACACGGAAGAACATTAAGTGGTATTTTTCATTGCGTTACATTGGATCTTGAAAGGGAATAGTGGACTTAGAGAATAAACTCAAAGACCTTCCTATGATCTATTATATAAATTTAGATCATAGAACGGATAGAAAAAAATGGATGGAATCCCAATTTAATCATTGGGGCATAAAAAACTATCGTAGAGTTCGTGCATCTAAGTATCATGTTTCAAAATATGATGAGTGGAAAAATGTAGTTGTAGAGAAAGAAATTCTAGAATGTCTATCTCTAATGTCAGTTGCATTAAACAATATAGAAACAATTATCAATTGGTATGATGAATATGTTTCCGAAACTTGTATCATCATGGAGGATGATTTATCATTAGCTAATATAAAGTATTGGAATTTTGACTGGACTTATTTTCAAAATAATCTTCCGGAAAATTGGGAAATTATTCAACTTTATTACTGTACTACCTATCAACAAGATGGGTTATCAGTTCCTATGTTTTTACACAAAAGATATGACGCTGGTTCTGCAGCTGCATATTTAATAAATCGATCATACGCAAAAAAAGTTAAAGATTTATTATATCGTGATGGTAAGTATAGGTTGACTTTTTCAGATAATTCATATCATAGAAAGTATAGTAAAGAACATATCATACAAGATGATGTTTTGTTTGATATGGGGATCACTTATTCGGTTCCTCTTTTCAATCTCAATATCAATTTAGGTGGCGATAATCAACAAAATAATCATAAAATGTTTCCCATAGATATACTTTGTAGTAAACTAATACAAGATTGGTGGAAAAATTATCACCATAACTTCACCTTAGAAGATTTTTTTACTTATGGTAAACCACATGATCATAAAATGACCATGAAAGTAAAAATGGAAGATTTGCAAAAATTTTTAGAAAAATGTTAATATTAAGTGTTCATTTGGGACATGATTCCTCAATATGTGTCTTCGATAATGGTAGTATAGAGAAATATTTTTTACTAGAAAGATTTACAGGGAAAAAACATGATTATGATGAAAAACTAATATTAAAATTAGTTAATAGTATTTGTAGTAAATTTAATATAGATGTACTCTGTATATCTAATTTCAATACACACGATGAGATAGTAACAGAAATTTTTGAACAATGTAAAAAATATAATCCAAATGTAAAAATAGTGATGCAATCGGATCACCATTTGAATCACGCTTCTCTTGCTTTTTATAATAGTGGTTTTGATGAGAGTCTCGTTGTTGTCGCTGATGGATCTGGATCAACAATAAAAGATAATCTAGTAGAAGTGGAAAGTGTTTTTTCATTCAATAGAGAAAAGAATGATTTAATTTATAAAAATATTGTGGAAAAATCCTCTTTTGGTGTAGGTAAATTATATGATATTGCAGCTGTATTGATTGGAAATACTCCAGATGATTGTGGAAAAGCAATGGGTCTTGCATCTTATGGGTCTTCAAATAAATTATTTCAAAATCTGTTCTTAGAGAAGAAATGGAATATAGAACCTATAAAAAAGGTAGAAGTAGATAATTATAAATTACACGCAGATTTTTGTTATGAAGTTCAACAACAAACACAAAAAGTAATTGGTGATTTAATAGAAGATTCTATAGAGAAGACGGGAATTCAAAAGGTCTGTATTTCTGGTGGTTATGGCATGAATATCGTTGCAAATTACTATTATTTGCAACGATTTCCTGATGTGAAATTTTACTTTGAACCATTGTGTAACGATAATGGTGTAAGTATAGGTGCCGCAATGAATTCATATTTTAAATTAACAAATAAAATTCCAAATTCGATTCAAACAACTTCTTTCCATGGATTAGATTATGAAGTTTCTCCATATAAAGGTATAACAACTACAATAAAAGGTATTGCTAATCTATTAAATCGGGATAAATCTATTGCTGTTTATACTGGCTTTGCGGAATCGGGTCAAAGAGCTTTGGGTAACCGTTCCATATTTTTTAATCCTTTAAATCTAAATGCAAAAGATATTGTAAATCAAATCAAAAAAAGAGAGTGGTATAGACCTTTTGCTTGTGTAGTATTGGAAGAAGATGCTAATATTTACTTAGATATGGGTAGAATTAAATCAAGTCCATTTATGACTACGTGTTTCCCAGTAAGACAGGAGTATGTTAAAATAATACCAGGAGTAACTCATGTGGATAATACATGTAGAGTTCAAACTGTTTCCAAAATAGATGGTTATTTGTACAAACTTTTGCAAGAGTTTAAAACTCTATCTGGACATGGAATACTTTTGAATACTAGTTTTAATTTAGCGGGAAACCCTTTAGTAGAGACTCCATCAGATGCATTGAATACTCTAAATAATTCGTCCTTAGATTATCTTTGGTTTGAAGAAACACAACAATTACTTAGTAGATAAATGGATAACAAACAATTACATGAATCTGGTCTAAACATTATACAAAACTCCGATGGATCTTATGCATTTGAATGGGATCCTAAAGATGAGCGTTGGTCATGGTTGAATGGCTTGACAGATGAACAGATTAAGACTATTATAGAGGAATCCGTTCAAACAAAACAACTTTTAGAGAATATTTCAAATGAACTTGGACTCGAATAAGATTTGGGAAGTAATGAATGATCTTGAGATGGTAACATCTAAAGTTTGTTCTGCTCGTGAGATTGTTGATGTTGTTATAGAATCAATTCAAAAACGTGATTATGAGAAAGCTGAATCAATGGCTGCGGCTGCATATGAGTTTCTTGGATATTATCTGAGTGAATTTGATGATAAGTTTAAAAAAGCTTGGAATGAAACTGTAGTCAAACAAAAAGAAGAGGATCCTTGTATGACTCCTTGGGGACATAGTGACCTTGAATATCTCGTGAATAAAAATAAATCTCTTTCTTGTGATGGAGACGATCCATCACAAGAGTGTCAAAGTGCTTGGACTGATTTTTGGGTAGAGAATTCTTATCCAGAAGAACATTCTGAACATTATTATGATTATACTAGAAATGATCCTGATCGACCGAATCCTTTTGTAGATAAAGTTGTAAAATGGTCTCTTCCTGTGGAACTTGATGGTTTGACTGGAGATTATATGGTTAATTTGCCCGATGATCTCCTAGAAATAGCAAACCTGAAAGAAGGAGATCGAATTGAATGGGTGGATCAAGGTGATGGTTCGTATCTTTTTAGTAAGGTAACACGGACACTCGAAACGGGTGAGTGTTAATGTTCGAGATTCTCACTTGTGGGTATAATATTTTTTGTCATTTTGATAACATCAATGATTTA